ATCATCGACGGGTCCACCCTGTTTGATCTAGTTCAGAAACCACTCACCGGGAAAGATGCTTCATGGCCTTTCATTGGACTTAACAGTGTGACGATGGGATTGCGCTTGGGTGAGCTGGTCACAGTCACAGCAGGTACTGGTGTTGGCAAATCTACCTTCTGTGGTGAGGTTGCTCAGCACCTTGTCGATGAGGGTCACACTATTGGCTACATTGCCCTAGAGGAGTCCATCCAACGGACAGCCCTCAGGTTGATGAGTGTCAAAGCTGATCGACCACTTCACATCGACAACTCCGGTGATCTCAAGGGAGCATTCGATGCTACTCTTGGCACAGGACGGGTGTTTCTACGTGACGGCTTCGGATCAGTGGACCCGGATGCAATCCTGGCTGACTGCCGATTCCTAGTTATGGCTCACGGGGTCAAGTGGATTGTCCTCGATCACCTCTCGATCCTGCTCAGTGGTAATGACACAGGGGACGAGCGCAAGCTGATTGATGTGACCATGACCAAGCTCCGCTCCTTCGTGGAGGAGACCAGAGTGGGGATGCTGCTCATCAGCCACCTCAGGCGGCCTCAGGGGGACAAGGGGCATGAGGATGGGGGGAAGGTCTCCCTAGGCCAGCTGCGGGGCTCACACGCCATCGTACAGTTGTCTGACATCGTGATCGCCCTGGAGAGGAACCTCTCAGCCGGGGATGATGAGTCCAACCTGGTGGTCCTCAAGAACCGCTTCAACGGACGCACCGGACCTGCAGGGGTTCTGTGCTACAATACAGAGACAGGCAGGCAGACTGAGATCCTGGCTGCTACCTTCAACTCACTTGACTCTTCGGAGGAGGAACCGTTTTAAGCTATGAAACTGACACTCAATCAAAGGGTTGCTGAAGCATTAGTCTTTACTGACTTGATTAACGGGAGTCCTGTTTCTGGGATTCAAAACTTCTTCTTTATCACTGGCACTGCTGCTTACGGCTTGCCTGGCGTAAATCCTGGGGACATTGATTTTGTAATCAGACGGGAGCATTTTAATAGGCTCCGATCAGGAGAAACAGGTTTCTGGGAGGAATCAACTTACTTCCCTAACAGCAGCTTCAAGATAGAGAAGAATGGGATTATTTACAACGCCGTTGTTGTGGACTCTGAATTGGAGTACTCAGCTTGGTGGAATGCCACAGTAGCTGTGCGTAGTTTGGCTCAGTGCCTACATCCGGGGCCAGGACTTCTAGCTCGCAAGGCTACCCGTGTGAAGCTATTTGAGGGTCTCTTGTCTGAGTTCAGTAACCCTAAATCACAATTCAATGCGCCTAGCCTTTGACATTGAAACGGATGGCCTTCCTCGCCAGGGGCTATCCAAGATCCACTGCATTGTTGCACGGGATCTTGATCACGGCCATGTGCATAGATTCAGGGAAGGCTACTTGCTTGATGGCGTGCGATTACTATCCGATGCTGAGCTTCTTGTAGGCCACAACATCGTCTCGTTCGACATCCCTGTACTGAAGCAGTTCTTCCCTGATAACTTCCATGAGCGAGATGTCATCGACACCTTGATCCTCAGTCAGATGAGGTTCCCTGACATCCTCAACCGGGACTTCAGGCAGAAGCCTATCGGGATGCCAGTCAAGCTCTATGGCCGCCACAGCCTTGAAGCTTGGGGCTACCGGTTGGGTGAGTACAAGGATGGCTTCTGCCACAACACAGACTGGAAGGAGTGGTCCCAAGAGATGGAGGACTACTGTACTCAAGATGTTATTGTATCTGCCACACTGTTTGGTAGATTCAGTAAGTTCATCGAGGAGCATGGCCCTTCCATTCAGTTGGAGCATGAGTGTGCCCGCATTATGGCCCAGCAGGAGTTCCTGGGGTGGCCCTTTGATGTGAAGGCTGCACAGACTCTTGAGCTTGAACTACAGCAGGAGAGCTGCTCGCTGGCAGACGCCATGCGTGACAAATTCCCTTACGTCGAGGGATCCAAGTTTACTCCAGCTCGTGACAACAAGTCCAAGGGCTACATCAAGGGGGCAGTGTGTACCAAGCTGAAGGAGTTCAATCCCACAAGCCGCGACCACATTGCCTGGGCCTTTCAAACCTGGAGAGGGTGGAAGCCTGAAGAGAAGACTGACACCGGGAAACCCAAGATTGACGAAACCGTTCTTCTTGGGATTGGGACGGAAGAGGCCAAGACCTTTGCCCGCCTCCTCGATCTACAGAAGGCCCTAGGCCAGCTCTCCTCTGGGAAGAACTCCTGGCTCCAGCGGGTCACCCCTGAAGGTAGGATCCACCACAGGTGCGTTCTGGCGACCAACACGGGGCGCAATGCCCACTCCAACCCCAACCTGGGTCAGGTGGCCTCAGACCCCCGCTGCAGGGCTCTCTTCGTGCCCCCAGAGGGGATGGTTCAGATCGGGGCAGACGCCTCTGGTCTTGAGCTTCGGATGCTTGGCCACTACCTCGCCTTCTTCGATGGAGGACGCTTCGCTGACATCGTGGTGAACGGTGACATCCACCAAATCAACGCTGATGCTACCTCTAAAGCTCTAGAAATTGAAATTAGTCGCTCCGAAATTAAAACTCTAACTTACGCTTTCCTTTATGGGGCAGGGGATGCAAAGCTTGGTTCTACTGTAGCCAAAGCGTTAATGCGTCAAATAGTTTCCGTTCCAGGAGACTTTGATGAGCACGATTTGAAGGTCCTGGACAAACGATTTTACCCTGATTACGGCAAGAGGGCTAGAGTTGCCTTTGTGCAGGCTATCCCAGGCTTAGGCCCATTGCTTGATGCTGTAGCCAAGAAGGCTGATGGAGACATTCTCAAGGGACTCGATGGAAGACCCATCAGGCTCCAGGGGAAGAAGCACGCCGCCCTGAACTACCTGCTTCAGTCAGCTGGTGCGATTGTGTGCAAAAAGTGGCTGATTGACAGCTACGGAAGCCTTGAACGCAGTGGTCTAATACCTGGGGTTAACTACCAGCCTCTAGGCTTTATCCACGATGAAATACAGCTTGCTTGCACCCCAATCATAGCTGAAGTTGTGAAGACAGTCCTAACCTCAACCATGCCTAATGTCGGAAAACACTTCAAACTCAAGGTCCCCCTCGCAGCGGAAGCCAAGGAAGGTGAAAGCTGGGCAGACTGCCACTGAGACACAGCTACGCATCGACGCTGATTTTTACGCTTACCGTGCTTGTCAGCAAAATGAAGAGGAGCTAGATTGGGGAGAAGACCTGATCACCATCTCGTCCAACTTCAAGGAGGTCGTCAGATCCTTTGAGTCAGTCTTGACCAGCCTCAAGCGGCAGTTTGAGACGGACGATGTGATCCTCTACTTCTCACACCACATCAACTTCCGAAAGGTGGTTGACCCTGACTACAAGGGGCAGCGTATCAAGAGGAAACCAGTAGGGTACAGACGACTCCTTCAGTGGTGTCAGGATAACTACCCAACAAGGATTTACCCAAACATTGAAGCGGATGATACCCTCGGTATTGACTGCCATCTCGATGATGGGGACTTCATCCTTGTCTCCCCTGACAAAGACATGAAGCAGATCGCTTGTCGTCACTACGACGAGAAGCAGGAGTTCACTGTCACAGAACAGGAGGCTGACTACTTCTTCTACCAGCAGATCATCACCGGAGACCCGGTTGATGGTTACAAGGGGATCCCCGGTAAGGGCGAGGTAGCTGCCAAGAAGATTCTTGACAACACCCCTAGGGAACGGTGGTGGGCTGCTATCCTAGGGGAGTACCTAAAGGCTGGTCTCACTGAAGAGGATGCTATCCGCAATGCCACTCTAGCCCGAATCCTTCGCCCAGGCGAATACGAAAACAACGACGTGCATCTATGGACCCCTCCACCACTGCCTGGGTTGAACTGATCTCTACCTTAATCATTCTCTCTTTTATTGATGGCAACGTACCGGCTTATTTTGTCCTCCAATCCAGAGCGTGTGCTCAGCGAATCAAGCGAATCTCCTTTGGAACCCAAATCCGAATCCGACTCTGGTTCGATCAACTCGGCTACCGTCGAGGACCCCTGGGGAGATTGGTATCGAGCTGGCAACTCTATCGAATCCGTACCAACCCAGCCTACCGTGAGTTCTTCAATCAACAATCAACCGGTGACTCAGATCCACACTGAAGACCTCCTCAAGGAGCGAGGTGGACGCTACGGCAAGTTCACTGATCATGCCTTTGTCACACAAGCCCTTCTTGGGTTTGTTGGGAATGAACTGGAGCGTCGTGACAAGCAACTGCAGTCTGATCAAAAGGAGGCTCTCCACATGATCTTCCACAAAATCGGGAGAATTGTAAATGGGGATCCAAACTACTCGGATTCCTGGCACGACATTGCTGGCTATGCTAAGCTGGTAGCTGATCGACTTGATGGAGTTTCTCAATGACCCAGCGTATCCAAGAAGCCTACGAGTTCCGCTCCGCGATGGAGCAGCCTATCCATAGCGATGACCCTAAACTTATCCAAGGTCAACTTGATCTGATCTTTGAAGAGTACAATGAGTTCTGCTGTGAGGTTGAGACCAACGGTGCTAGGGTAGACCAGCTCAAGGAGCTTTCCGACCTGGTGTACGTGTGCTACCAGTTCGCAGCTGCTCGTGGTTGGGATCTTGATCAAGCCCTAGAGCGGGTGCATCAGTCCAACATGACCAAGCTGGTTAACGGTAAGTGCCTCAAGAACTCAGCTGGTAAGGTACTCAAGGGTCCTGACTACATACCTCCATTCCTCAACGATCTCGTCTAACCATGAGCCCTGTAGTTCTGGGTACAGAGCCTGACCTAAACACCAGGGCCTATTTAATAGATGTGGATGTTCACACTGGCCGACCAGTATGGTCCTCACATCCAGATTGCTACAGGGCCTGGTACAAGAAAAACGAGAGGCTCCTAGAGTTACGAGGCAAGCCCCACCTAGACTCTTGGGAGTTCCTTGAGTGGCTTGAACTAGAAGACGTAGAGCACATTGATCACTTTATCGAGAATCCACACCTATGACCGAATCTGCAAACCCTATTGCTCGCACTGGCCGTGTTCAATCCTGGATCGACAACCCCGAATCACGGCTCCCCGTTTCCTGCACGGTCTTTGTTGTCGAGGACTCTATGAAGGGTCCGAACGGTATTGAAGCTTCTTGGCGTTTTGTCTCCCACGCTCTTCGCACTGGTGCTGGTTGCGCGGTCCATCTTTCTAAGCTACGCCCCGCTGGAGATGACAATGGCCGTGGTCTTGTTTCTTCTGGGCCAGTTTCTTTTGCTCGGATCTACTCTTCCCTGAATGAGACCCTCAGGCGTGGCGGTGTCTACAAGAATGGAGCAGTGGTGCTTCACCTTGATTATGATCACCCTGACATACTTGAGTTTATCAATACTCCTCGTGCCCAGCTACCTT